TGGTGCAAGGCACTATGCAGCTAGAGCTCAGTTAATACAGAATATGTTAGGTCTATTTAACAGTCCTATGGGACAAGTAATAGCTCCACATATCTCAGCTAAACGTCTAGCAGGAATGGTAGAAGAGTATATGGGCTTTGAACAGTATGAATTTATTAAAGATAATGTAGCACTCTTCGAACAAGGAGAAACAGCTAAATTACAACAGCAAATTCAAGCTAGTATGCAAGCAGAACAAGCTCAACCTGGTATGGATGAGATGATGTTAGCAGGACAAGAGCAGCAATTAGAAGGACAGGTAGCTCAAATGCCTTCTGAGGTTCCTCCTGAAGCGTAATATAACTTGACTTTTTATAAAAAGTATGATATAATATTATTATAATGTTATTTAATATTTATATATTATTATATCTAGTATGATTAATTAAAGCAGTATTTATAAACTATGGATTTAAAATCAGAAAAGGCTAAGAGTCTGACCAAGAATCAGGTCTTTGAAGAACTTAACAAGTATTTTAAAGAACAGATAGAACTGTCTCAAAGAAAATGTATGGATGAAGATTCTTTTACTTCTCCTGCATGGTCTGAGTTTCAAGCCTATCACCTTGGATTACAAAAAGCATTTACTAAAGTTTTAAATCTCATACCTGACAAAGGAGAGTAGTAATGAGTGAAGAAACAAGTAACGAAGTACAACAAGAACAAGCAGAGCCAACTACCCAAGAGGCTCAGGCAGTAGATACTGCACCTAAAACATTCGAGATTCCGACCGAAGCTCAAGCGTTTGTAGGTGAAGGTAAGAAGTACCAGAGTCCTGAAGATGCACTTAAATCAGTTCCTCATGCACAAAAGCATATTGAGACTTTAGAGTCTGAATTAGCTTTAGTAAAAGAAGAACTAACTAAGCGTAAAACAACTCAAGAACTTCTAGATGAAATCAAGTCTGGTGCTCAGCCAGTAGAGAATACCACTCCAAGTGCTGAAGTCAATCAAGATACATTAGAACAATTAGTGTCTTCAACAATAGAAAAACGAGAGCAAGCAACTAAAGCTAAAACTAATGCTTCACAAGTAGCTAATAAGTTTACTGAGAAGTTTGGTGCTACTGCTGAAGCTGCTTACAATCAGATTGCTAATGAAGCAGGACTAACTGTTCAACAACTAAACAATTTGGCTGCAACATCTCCAAATGCCGTACTAAAACTTGCAGGACTTAATGGTGCAGTTACTACCAGTACTACAACAAAAGGTTCTATTAATACTCAATCCTTAACTGGTACTCCTGTAGAAAATACAGCTAGAGTTCCTAGAGGTGCAAGTACTAAAGATTTAGTTAAAGCATGGAAAGCTGCAGGCGAAAAAGTAAAATCTCAAACTTAAATTAGGAGACTTAAATGTCACAATTAACAGGAAATACTACAGCTTTTATTGAAGCTCAACAGTATTCTCAGTTTATCCTAGAGAACTTACATGACTACCTTCTTCCAGAAGGAATGTATCGTGACGTATCTGACTTTGGTTCAGGCACTACACTTAACATTAAAACAGTTGGTACAGTAACTCTACAAGATGCTGCTGAAGATACACCACTAAACTTCTCACCAATCGACACAGGTACATTAAACCTTTCTATTACTGATTACATCGGTGATGCTTGGAAAGTTTCTGATGACCTTCGTGAAGATGGTGCACAAGTAGACACATTAATGGCTATGCGTGCAATGGAATCAACACGTGCTCTTGGTGAAAACCATGAATCACGTATGCTTTCAGTAGCTAACGCTGCTCAAACTGCAGCAGGTCTTAACTTAGTAAACGGCAGACCCCATAGATGGGTTGGTTCTGCTGCTGCTAACGCACGTACAATCACTTTGTCAGACTTTATCTCTATGAAACTTGCTTTCGATAAAGCTAATGCTCCTGCAGGTGGTCGTATTGCAATCGTTGACCCAGTTGTTGAAGCTTCACTAAATAGCATTTCTAACTTAGTAAGCGTTTCTAACAACCCAATGTTTGAAGGTATTGTAACAGAAGGCTTTGCTCGTGACCATAAGTTCGTTAAGAACATCTTTGGTTGGGATGTATATACTTCTAACTTCCTTCCATCATTAACTGCAACAGAAGCTATTAATGCTTCAGGCTATGGCTTGACATCAGAAACAGCTGCAGTTGGCGATAAAGCTAACGTGTTCATGTGTATTGCAGATGACTCATGTAAGCCAGTTATGCACGCTTGGAGACGAGCTCCGCAAACTGAAGGTTGGAGAGACCAAGAAGAAAGAGCTGATAAATATCAGGTTACTTCTAGGTTCGGCTTTGGTGCACAAAGAGTTGACACTCTTGGTGTGATTCTAACTCACCCATCTAATTATTAAGGAGAAAAAACATGACTTATGAAATAGATGCTAAACGTGGTGTAGCTAATCACTACGGAGTTAGAACTACTGATGGTTCAAAAGGTGCACAATCAAAAGGCACAGGTATTGTAAAACGTGCCCAATGGGATTGGTCTTGGGATAACCTACCAGTAGCAGGAGCTTCAAACTTGGAGTATGCTATTCCTGCAGGTGCTTCTATCATCTCTGCAACTCTTATTGCTGATTCAGTATGGGATGCTACAATGGATGTAGGTACTACTGGAGCTTTAGTAGGCTTCTTTGATGACGTTGACTTAGCTACAGATGGCGAAGTTAATGTTTCAGCAGGTGCTTTAGTAGGAGCTAAACTAGCTGCTGCTCTAGAACTTGTTGTATCAAGTGCTGCTACCACAGGTACTGCACGACTCGTTGTAGAATACGTCTACGATAAGTAATACCTTGAAGAGAGGGCATTCTTTCACGGGAGTGCCTTCCTTCCCTAATTTAATACAGGAACTAAAATGACAATACAACATAATATTATTGCTGACCCTGATATACATGAGCCAAAGGGAGTAGCAACTGCTGCAAGCAATAGCCTTTATGTAGCAAACGGAAGTGGCTCTGGCGTTTGGACAGTACCTGCACCTTTAGCAGGTTTTCCATCAGCTCTTGATGGACACGTATTTATTGCAGATGGAGCAGGAGGAGGTTCTTGGACCTATCCTGTAGAAGGTCAAGATACTGCTTTAGATGGAGAAGTATTTATATCTGATGGTGCAGGTGGTGGTGCATGGGCTTCTCCTACAGACCATCCTATTGCAGAGATATACGTTGCAGGAGGTACGACAGTACATACTTTAGCTGCCGCTAGTGCTTATACTTTACTAAACCCTGTAGGTGAGTGGACAGAAGGAGTTACTAATGTTCTAACAACTACTCCAGGAAGTGGACATATCAATTTAGAGAAAGCAGGTAATTACTACATTAGTTTTTGGGCTAACTTTACAACAGCCTCTGTTAGTACAGGAAGTGCCTATACATTTAAGTATAGTTTAGATGGAGTACTTTCAACAAGACAGTTTCAAATTGCTAAGTTTACTAACGGAGCAGACAAAGTATCAGTAGCAGCAACTGGAATAGTAGTAACAGCAACAGCAGGTCAAGAACTTGCTATATATACTGCAGGTGATGGTACTTCAAGTTCTACAAATATAACAGTTACTGAAGCAGGGTTACAAGCCTTGTATTTATCATAGGATATTATTATGGCTAAAATGACACTACTTGAAATGACCCAAAACATTTTATCTGATATGGATTCAGATGAAGTAAACAGTATTACCGATACTCAAGAGTCTCTTCAAGTAGCAACAATTATTAAAACGTCTTACTATAATATTATTGATGGTAAAGACTTTCCTTTTCTATATGAGCTATTTCAGTTAGATGCAATAGGTGGATTAACAAAACCTACTCACATGAAACTTCCTGAAACAGTAGCAGACCTTAAATGGATTAAATATAATAATAAGAAACTAACTGATACTAAGAATAAGTATGAGAAGATTTTATATAAAACTCCAGAAGACTTTTTAGATATAACAGATGCAAGAGATTCGTCTGACTCTAAGGTTCAAGTAGTTGTAGATGACTCAGATATTCGTGTTAATGTCTATAATGATAGAGGACCTCAGTACTTCACATCTTTTGATGATGAGAACCTAGTATTTGATGCTTATGACTCTGTTAAAGAAACTAACCTAACGAATGATAGCACACAAGCTTATGGTAAGTTATCTGTAGCATTTACACTAACAGATTTATTTACTCCAGAACTACCAGTACAGATGTTTAGCTATCTTCTTTCAGAAGCTAAGTCTACTTGTTTCTTA